TAAGTATTCAGTTGCACGGATTGAAAGGGCAGAAAGATCTGAATTCAAAAACGCGCGTCTAGCGGAACCAGTAGTGTTAGGGGGAGAAACAGTAACAGAAGTGTCACCATTAGAGTTAATAAGCGTAGCATATGAACCCAGACGAGAATCAGTACCAAAAGCAACAGAAGAAGCTTCGTAGGAAGGATTAAGAGATGGCAAAACAGCAACCGAACCATATTGAGAAGCAGGAAGAACACCGAGGAAATAGTCCTTAGGATAGTTAGCGTAACGAAGCTTAAGCATATCAGCGGAAATTTCAATAGAGCTTTCGCCATTCCAATAGTCTACATTATAAGAATAAGCCAAATGTTTTTCCCATTGGGAATTCGAATAGAAATCGAAATAAATCTTCTGATAGGCAAAAAGAGGAAGGAGGTTTAAATTAAGGCTAGTTCCATAAATAAGAGGATTCTGACCATCAGATAGTGAATCAGTATTAAGACCAAGATACTGCATAGTAATCTCCTTCTTCTTAGTGTTCTTAGTACCAATGAATGAACCATAGCCAAGCATATCCAATAATTTACAAGAACCATAGGCGAAGCCAAAGCCAGCATCGTCAACAGTAGCATCAGTTACACGAGCCTGAATCTCGGCAGAAATATTACCAACAGGAGCATAAGGAACTCTAGTCAACTGCGCTGTATTAGCAGCGTTAGAAGCAGCGGAAGTCATGTAATCCGTCATCTGGGTAAATGCCTGCGGAAGTGCACGAGAAATCAGGCGCAGCGGCACAGCGTAGAAATCATAATACTCCTTAATACGGGTATAAGCAGCCGTATTAACCGGAACGGTACGGGTAAACCAGTCGGAGGAAATACGATACTTAGTATCAGGGATAGCAATCTGCCAATAACAAGGTAGAATTTCTCCAATTTTCGCTGTAAACAATTTTTTACTAGACAAGTCGAAGGAAGAGCGATGGGTAGGAATTTTCGCTCGATCTAAAGGGTTAAAATCACTCATAATCAATAAAATTAAAATTAAACCATGCGGTTGAAAATATTATTAGCATCATTAAGTTTTTTGTGCTTAATCATATCACGACAGAATGTTGCACTACGGTACCGGAGTTGCTCAAGGAGCTGAAATGATTCACGTGAAACAGACTGTAAGATATCTGATTCTTGGCCGTTCGCAGGTAGAACGAACATACAATCCGAGAGTTCAGGGTATTGGGAACGAAGGCCATATATACCTCGCAAATTTTCATAATTCGCTTTCTTTTCATATTCTATGCCTGTTTTAATGATAAACATAATACGACCGGAGTAATCACTAATATCAGAACCAAAGAGAGGCAAATGCCAGTTACGGAAGAACTTATAGACATATAGGAACAACCGATATAGCTTATTAATATAAGACTCAACATCGACATCGCTAGAACTGTTACAGAACCTAGTAAGACACCGAGAAGCGTGTAATATAATCTTATCATCATCTGTAAGAATATTTTGAACTTTGAGGTATTGATAATAAGTACGGACAAGGCTCAAGACCGAGTCTTGGTTATAGTCGATAAATCCAAATTTTGCAATTCTCTTTGGCGTTGAGTGTACAGCGCGAAGAATTCGAGCAATCGCAATACTATCGTCATTGCGAGCAGACGAGAATCGGGGCAATAAGGTACGGATATACGACATGGGCGGAGTTGACCGAATACTGAGGCCGTTGAAGTTATAGATTCTTCCATTAACGACAGAATCGATTTTTTGCTCAATCTGCGCATAAGGCTCTTCACCTTCCACGAAATCGCAACCTTTCTCAAAGAATCCGAGAGACGCTCTCGAGCGGGGTCTAAACGCGCGGCATGAGCGATATAATAAGGGAGCAGAACTAAGGCTGTTAACGTAACTCGAAACGTACGAAGAAGCTCCACCTCGGGCAAGCTGGAAATCTGAACGACCGAACTTCCAACTCTTATCGTGACAGTATCGTAATACCTTTGAGACTTTTTCCGAGTTCGTGAATAATAAGATATGATAATGCGGACGGAAATGCACAGGGCCGTACTCACCGACAGCGTAGAAATGTAGCGTTTCATAAGAACCTAACTGTTTATATAAATATTTACGTAATCTTTTAATATAATTCTGAACATCAGCGTAGTTCAAAAAGGGAATAAGGTTATCACGACCGTATTGTGCAGAAGCGGGATAATCCGTTTTGTCAACCGATTGCGTCTTATAGATAAAACTACGAATAGCATCCATACTAAGAAACCAATTATCCTTAACAGGAGCATATTCCTTAATCTCACGGTCAAACGGCACTGTGCCTTGTACTTGCTCGAAGAATATATGACGCAGCATGGAGTCATCATCACATCGATATTCAGAAACAGGGATATATTTATGATATTCATGGCCAAAATGAATATCTCCCGAAATGCCTACAACATCATCATAATCACTATGCAAAACCTTACAAGCCATAAGAGGAACATGTTCATTATCATAAGTAAGTGTAACGAAATAAGAATACTTAAAAGCACTTCCAGCGGTCTTCACACGCATGGACGCTTTTTGGGCTTTCTTATGGATACAATAATCACATTGACCACAATCTACAGCAATGCGTGCACCATTATATCTATTTGTGATAAAGGAACGATGTTGACAATGGTCAACAGCCTTAAGCAAATCGGGAGAATATTTCATAATTATTTACGTTTATCAATGACTTGACGACGATTACGCTCACCAAATGAAATATGAATGAACGTAGGATACAATATCAGTTGGTCAAACACATGAGTGTTATCTGAATAGTTATGGATATGTTCAAGCAACCGGTTATAAGAAGTAGAACCATACGGTTTAATATCAACAGCTTCACCAGCCAAATGTTGTGAATTAGGAACACCTCCAGCAGCTTTATTCTCAGCAACAGAACGTTTAGCGCTTGTTACCGAAAAATGCAGATTAAAACAAAGCAGGTGCTCAAAAAAATCCATAAGAGTATTATTCATAGACCAATAGCGTTAAGAATATAACCAAGAGCGGCAGAAACGGCTCCAATGACAATTTTCCAAATATTACTACTTTTCATCGCTTTGAGTGTTAAGGTTAACAAAATCGTTTTCTTCTTTAATCGAGTCCACAATAACGATAAGACCCAATGGAGACATTCGCTCAGAATATTTTCCAAGACCATCGAGAGAATTGACAATATAAGGCGGAATAACATCGCGACCAGTGTTTTTGTCTTTAACTGAGATAATAAATTTCTGCATAATAATAAGAATTTAAAATGTTAATAATGATTGCAACTTCTAACTGGGAGCAAATATACAAACTATTTTTATAACTCCAAAAGAAATCTCTTTTTTTTAGATTCTACCGTAGAGTGTGAGTTGTGCGTTTATAGACAAGAGATAGGAGAATCCGAGAGGATAACTCGGATTTGCTTTCGCACACAACTAGGGGCTTCGCTTAATTAACAAGTAGATGTATACAGGGGGGTATAGGCACGGCAGGTCAGATAGAACCTGCCTTTGCGCACTCCGTGCTAAAATACCGGAGCGGAGACGCTCCTATAAGGAAGTCGCTCCGCTCCATTTTTCGACCAGGCCCTACGCGGGCGGCGGGTGTATATCGCTCAAACGCCGCGATGGGCTTCTAGTCCTAAAGAATGTATACGCAATATTATTTTACCGACCATTATAAATAGTAGTATTACGGGGACCATAATCATTACGATAAATATTAGCACCAGGACGAAACGAGCCGATAAAATTACCGGCACCGGAGGCAATACTACCAATACCACGAGCAACGGATTCCCAATAATGAGTACGGCCTTGTTTGCGAACTAATTCTGCGCCATATTCAGCAGCTTTCTGATTCGCCATAGAAGTTTTATACTCCGTATGTTTACGAAGCTTAACATTCTTATAATCATACGTACTATCACGATATTGCAATTCATTAGAGGCGTTAGCTGCCTTAATCAAAGAATCAGCCGTCTCGGAAGCCACACGATTATCAAGTTTCTTGCCAGAAGCTTCGGCAGCAACAAGGATAGCACGTTGAATTTCAGTCTGAATCTGTTTTTCCGTAAGAGCACCTTGAGTCTGAAGATTAACCAAAGTTTGTGCTTTGATAAACAAATCAGCCTGTTGATTCTGATCCATATACTTATTCATAATACGCTGAGCTTCAGCATTAAGCAAGATTTGAGTCTCTTGAGCCGCAGATATGCGCTCAGCAAACTGGGCATTTTTTAGATTTTGGGACTCAGTAGACTGGTCTAGAGCGGCAGAAATACGGCCTGTTTCCTGATTCCAATAACCAGAAGCGCCAATAGCTAGATTCTTCCAGTTAGTAAGACCTCTATAATAATCAGACAAAAGAGGAGTTACCGTATTAGTTTGATTAGCGCGAGCGCCAGATTCACGAGCAGAAGCTTCTGAAGCCTTAGCTTGAGCAAGGGAAGCAAGAGACTGGAACACATTAGAAAAATTAGGTTTATAAGCCTGCATACTAGGAACAGGAGCAGCAGTAGCAGCAGCTCCGCCTGAAGCAGGAGACCTAGAACCAGCCATAGCAGCAGAACCTTGAACAAACGGATTCAAACCACGAGATATCATCTCATTAGGAGAATTATACCGATTATTACGATCCCACATATCAGTCTGCCACTGACGTTGTATAGCGGCCTGATCAGCGTTAAACGCGTTCTGTTCTCGCATCATACGGAGATTAACCTTATTCTGATGATTCTGATTAACCATACCGACAATATTGTCGGTAAGGTTTCCTACAGAAGAAGCAATAGCATCAAAAAGACCCATTATGACTCAGGGGCAGGTGCGGGATCCGTAGACGGCGCTGCCTCCTTCTCTGCCAATTGTTCTTCCAACATTGCCTGCGCATACTTAGTTAACTCAGACTTTTCACTAGCCAACTGTTGCAATACAGCTTGACGTTCTGATAGAGTTTGACAATGACGGGAGATAACACAATCAAAACGATCTTCATCGGTCATACCGTCCATAAAAGTAGACTGAGTAGGGTACATCTGCGCAAGAATATTCTGAACATTCATATCACCAAGCAAGCGACGATATTTTTCTTGATTAAGAAGAATAGACGTCATATCCATATACATATACGAGCCGTCAGACAATTCTTCCAGCATAACCGAATCATATACACTAGATTGGTAACAGGGATTTCCTTCGACCAGTTCAGGAGCAACACTATCCTGTTCAAACTCAGGATTCACATAAGCAAAATTTCTCATAACGACACATAATTAATAAGGTAAACCATTTCTATCCAAGTTCTGTACAGCGTATACTTGGAAATTGACATTACATAACAATTGATCATAAGCCACATTATAATTACTAGTAGTAATCTGCGGCTCAAAAATAGAGTTTAACTGCTGAGGACGAATCTTAAATGATTGATAACTTAGCGAAGAGAGGCCGGAAACCTGAATTTGAGAACCTTGAAGCGGAGCAACCCAAGATTGATAAGCAGCGCTAGGACGAAATGCACCATGAACGGTATCAACGGCAGATTTCCATTGCCAGTAACGCAGATTATAACCAATATTACCAGTAGGAGCGGACGGGCTATTATTAAGAGTCAGAGCCGGAACGGGTTGCATACCTAACTGGTCAAAAGCAGGCTGAGGGAAATCAGAAATAGACGTGCACAACAATTGAGGATTATGACCCTTAAGAGACCAATCAAGCAAGGGAACAGCATGGTAGACACACATAATCACCTGATGCTCGGCACCACAGCTATAACTAATAGTATGGCCAGATTGGGAACTAACACCTTTACCGGCAATAACAGCCTGAGAGTTATCGGCAGTCAGATTGGTGTTAAGAACCTCATTGATATTAATCACATTAGACCAACCGCCAATATAATGCGCATGATTACCCATGTATTCAGGAGCTTTAATGCCAAACTGAGCGGCCATCTGATCAGAATAGTCTTTGCTGGAGAATTGTACTACTTCTTTCCAGCGCTGTAAGTATTCAGTTGCACGGATTGAAAGGGCAGAAAGATCTGAATTCAAAAACGCG